TTGAAGGTCAAAATTTACAGTATTTAAAAAAAGGTACATCAAGTGCCGAAAGTTTAACTTTATCTTTTTGGGTAAAAAGTAATAAAACAGGTACTTATATTGCAGAACTTAGAGACAACGATAACATAAGACAAATTTCAAAAGCCTACACAATTTCATCTGCATCAACTTGGGAAAAGAAAACTATAACTTTTGAACCAGATACAACTGGAACAATTGCAAACGATAATGGTGGTAGTCTTGAATGTATTTGGTGGTTAGGTGGTGGTTCAGATTATACATCAGGAACTTTATCAACAACTTGGACAGCTTCAACAAATACAGACAGAGCAGTAGGTCAAGTCAATCTTGCAGATAGCACAGCTAACGAATGGTTTATCACAGGAGTACAACTAGAAGCTGGAACAACTGCATCTGATTTTGAGTTCTTGCCTTTTGATGTAAATTTACAAAGGTGCAAAAGATATTTTCAAAATTTAGCACCAACTGGTCTTGATAATATTAGAATGGGTATAGGAGAAAATAAAAGCACTACAGTAAGTGGAGTTTATATAAAATTTGAGCCAGAAATGAGAGCTACTCCAAGTTTAAGTTCTACTGCTGCTAATACTTTTTCTTTGTATCATTCTGCAACAGATATAGTTGCTTCTGGTATTAATTTTGATTCTAAAAGTTCTAAAGGTGGAAATATAGATGTAACAGTTTCATCTGGTTTGCTTGATGGTGGTGCTTCTCAATTTTTAACAGCTAGTACAAGTTCAAGACTAGATTTTAGTTCGGAGTTATAATTATGATTGATACAGTAGAAAAAAAATATGATGGAATAAATAATACACATAATGGTTACTTAATAACTTTAACTGACGGTAAAGTTTGGCAAGTACCACTAGACGAAGCAAACACAGATTACCAAGCAATACAAGAGTGGATTGCAGAAGGTGGTGTGGTAATAGATAATCCACCAATGTAACAATGCCTAGAAAAAAGATTACACCAAACAATTTAGCGAAGTCGCTACTGGGGTTAGACTAATTTCTTAATCCAATTACCGTTTTCATCTAAGATCATAGGCATTAGTCTTGGAATACCATCTATAATCATTCCACAACCTATTATAAATCTAGTTTTAAAGTTTTTAGCATAAGCAAATGCCATTGATTTTTGATTAATAAGACAACCAACATTCATACCAAAAAATATATTATCTGGATTAGCCCAATAAGAGATAAGAAACTTAGTATGATAGTGGCCCTGTACACAACTCATACCCATTGTTTGAGATACTTTTAATACATCTGCTGATCTACCATGAGTAAAAAAACATCTTGAACCATTAGATAATGTTAAAGTTAAATCATCAATCCATTCCCATTTTTTAGTACCAAGAAAATCACCATAATCTTTTAGAAATTCTTTTGACATACCAAATTTTAATGCACGTCTATAAACAAGACTAGAATGGTTACTATCTACTTCTACCATTTTAGGAAATATATCTTCTAGTTCTTTAATGTATTTTCTAGCTTCTTTTAATTCATGCCCTGCGCTAAATAAATCTGGATTATGTTCATGCATAGAGATAGCATGAAAATCTAACAGATCACCTATATTAACAATCATGTCTGGTTTATATTCTTTTTTTATTTCTCTTAAAAATTCTATGCTATCCTTGTGATGATAAGGAACGTGCATATCACTAATCACTAATATTCTTTTGTTCATATAACTCCGCAGGAGAACCATCTATATGTTCTTCTAATTGTTTAAGTTGTTCTTTGGGATCAATATATTTAACAGTTCCATTTTCAATGTGAACATTATTAATTATTTCAGTAGGTTCATTTTTACCGTAATTAATAATTACATCTTCTATGATTAACATAACTAAACTTATAGTTTAATTTTTAATATTTGCAACTTCTCATTGTTGAGGAAAGTTCGTTAGCACGTTCTGGAGTTTGTTCGGCCCAGACACTATCAAGCATTTCATCTGCGGCTGTATCCCAATCTTCTTCTTTTACAGCTTTTAAAGTGTTTTTAAATTTAGATACACCTGTCATGCCTAATTGAAATACCATCTCAATTATGACACATTTGGCTTTGTAGTTCATAGCTTGATTACCTAATAATCTTTCAGCACCAACTACAGCATTAGTAAAATCTAATTCAAAATAGTCGTTTAATAATTTTTGAGAGTATGTATGTCCTTCTACAAAAGGGTCATCTTCTTTGACTAAATGACCGTACCCAATTGTGGCAAAACCTAGACTATCTTTATAAATAGTATTTCTAAATCCTTCATGTTCTTTGATACGGTCTTTTAGTTCTTCGTACATTATGATGATTTTTTCTTAAATCCAGACTTCATGTTACTGTATGCTTTAGCAGTAATTGTACTTTTAGATTTTGGTCTAGATGTACCTGCTTTTTTTCTAGCATTGATGTTTGCGTATAAACCTTTTTTAGCCATTGTATCTCCTATTTTTTGTTTCTAAAGATTTGTGTACCTTTTATACCATATATTGAAGCAACGACAAGTATCCACAAATTTGTGAACCATGAAGGAAGCTGTGAGAACATATCAAAAAATAATTGAACCTTATCCATTGCTGTAGGATCATCCGATATCACGGCCCACGCAAGTACCAACACGGGCAAACTTAGAATTATAAGAACCGCCTCATCTTTCCAGTCTGATTGACGGGCTTCTAACAATTTGCCTTCGTATTGTTTTTCACCTTTTGCCATAGCTTCTGCATGACGCATTTGAGCATCAGACATAAGCATTTTAGTTTGTTGTTTATTTTTGTAGATATGTGTACCAGCTTTGAGTGCTAATGATATTGCATTTAACCACATAAATTATCCCCAGAATTTAAAAAATTTTCCTGTTCCTAATATAATAGCAACTAATGAACCAATTGCAAATATAGCTTTAATGCCACCTTTACCCATATTTACTTGGGCTTTTAAATCTTCTATGTCTTTTGAGTTTTTTAATACTAATTCTTTTACTTCATCTAGTTTGAAAGCAATTACTTTGTGAGATGCAGATACAGGAGTTCTCTTTACTATTTTTTTTTTACGCATTTGTACCCTCTTTGCACCAAAATCTAACGTGTAATTTATTTTCATTAATCATAATAAAATCTGTCTTTCCTAAATATTCAACACTTGCTGAATAGCCGTATATAGCACATTCTGCATAATTATTAAATAATTTTTGATATTGAATTGGCTGTGTACATTCACCATTTATGCCAGAACACATCTGTAATATAAGTAAAAATTTAGTCATTGGCTAACCTATCCATATGATTATATATTCTACCTATCTGTTTATCTACAGACATTATTTCTTCAGTAAGCATACCTACATGAATTTGTAGTTCAACAATTGTAATTAATACATAAGTAGATAAACCCATTAAAATAGTTCCTAATAATGCTATCATTGCTGTATTAGTTTTTCTAGTCATTTAGCTATTTTACCTTTATTGATACCTTTTTTAATTACATATTGTTGTGTACCATTAGCACCTATATTAACTTCTTTTTTTAGGTACTTTGTTAAATTCATTTCTTTAAGTTTTTTCTCTGTATGCTTTTTAAACTGTTCTAATACTTTTGTATCTCTCATTTATTTTTTCTCTTTCTTCTTAATATTTTTACTCTTGATTGCCATAACCAAACAGAAAATCTAATTGAGTATGTTTCTAAAAATGAAAACAAAATGTCCAGACCACCAAAAAATTTTAATAAAAACCTATCAATCATGTCGCTGGGCCTCCAAAAAAAGCCAATAAACACATAAGTATTATTAATATTGCTGTAAATCTGTAATCCATAACCTTCTATTTTATCAGAATAAGAGGTTAATTGGTATTATTTTTTCTTTTTGGAGTAATCCCTAGCCTTAATCATTTGAAGGTACTGTATGGCCTTCTCTATGTCTTGTAGGCCACCTTTTGAGCCGTGCCTACATATATATTTGATGGCCGCACCTTCTGCATATAGAAGTTTATTGGCATTAATAAATTTAGCAGGTTGGATAACCATTTTTTTGTAATGGTTACCCCCTACTTGTTTTTTATATACACTCATTAAAATGATACATCCATGTAATGTGAGCAGAACTCATTGACACTACAATAATGCTGACATCTAACGTCTTCACCTTTACGTTCTACAATAGCACAACCTTTACCTTCTACCATTTTTTCACCAACGATAAATTGTTTAGCTTGTTCTTTTGTAGGAAATAAACGCCAAGCAGATTTTCTACCATCCTTCATAACAGCAAACTGATCTTCTTTACGCCATCTTTCTTTAGCTGTACACAAAGGTAGTTCCTTCATCTTCTCTGCGTCTTGGTGTAGTTTTATTCTAGCTTTAACATAATCTTCCTGTTGTTGATCTGACCACCTACGAATAGGTATCATCACAACTTGTTTTCTAGGATAATTGTCTGATTGCATTACTCTTAATTTAGACCAATCTCGTAGTATAGCCATGATAGATAATGATTTAACTTTCAATTCTTTTTTATATCTAGTTAAATCTTTTTGGTTTTTACGACATAGAAAATCAAGAACATTCAATTGCTGTTCCCATTCAACTTTACCATTTGTTAAAGCATCTAATGCTGACCAAGCTGAAGTAACTTTAAAATCTATAAGTTTACCGTCACCTGTAAGCAAATCAAAAGCACCAGATAATGTCCAACCGTTAGTGATGGTATCATCTTTATAGTACAATCTACGTTCAGCTATATCACTAGCAACTTTTGCTCGTTCTATAATGTGGTGAACTGATTGGCCCAATAAAGAAAATATACGATCAGACACATCTTCTTTAATCAAATCATTATTTCTCATTTGCAAGACCCTAATTCTAGGGGGTGCAATCAAACGGGTAGTAGAGATGTCTGACCCACTACTATCATAGGGGTCATTCTTTACAGCCCGTTCAATTACTTTTGGTAAGTTTGAGTTATTTGTGATAATCATTAAAATGGGATTGGGCTATCACCGACACTTGCACCATTACCTTCATCACCTTGATCTTGGTTCATGCCTTCCAACTCTTTTGATCTTAAAATAATGTTTCTAATACCTTCAGATAAATTATTAAAAACTTCTTTTTTACCATTTTGAAAATCCTCTAAACTAAACACTACTCCTTGAGTAATTTGTTCAGCAATTGGATCACCTTTTTTCATTGGCATTATAGATGATATTCTTGGTTTCCCATTCTTATCCATAACATTCAATAAACAAGGTACACCAAGTAATTTAGAAATATCAAATGATTGTTTTTCTGCCTCACTAAATGCTCTACCTCTCCATGAAGTTAAATCATTACCAAGATTGGATTTCTCATGTAATGATAACGTATAGAACTTACTGATTGTTAATGGTTGTCCTTCACTATTCAGTTCTTCTGGTGTTTCAAAGATAATTAGAACTTGACGTTTCCAACTAACCTCACCGTTAAAATCTGATTTTTGTGTACCTAGATCAATAATCTTTACACATCTGGCTTTGTGAACGCCAACTGATACACTTGGATAACGTGGTGCATCTCCACTACCTGCTATTATACTTGTCATTTTGTTGTCCTTTTTTGTATATTTATTATTTAATTGATAGCGTTATTTCATACGAATTAACTAAAGTCAAAGATTAATTGACATATGTTAATAAAAATGTATAACTTTTTGCATGGCTACAATATTACCAGAACTAATAAATGAACTTGAAGCAAAAGCTAAACGATTAGAAAAAGATGTTGTGAATATAGATAAGTCATCTGTAATTCCTCAACACACTAACAAAGCTGAAGCTATATTATCAACCACAAAAGAACTAATAGAAACTGAAGAAACAATGAAGTATCTATTAAGATTAAAGAGTATATATTATGACCAATCTTAAAATAGCAATGGAACGAAAAAAAGAAATCGTTAATCAATACGGTGGTAAAAATTTAGCTAGAATGTTAGGTATTTCACATCCAGCAGTATCAAAATGGAAAGTAATACCACCATTTAGAGCATATCAGATTGCAAAACTTGGTGATTTTGATATAGAATACATTAGACCAGATTTACAAATTGCGCCTGTAAGGTAGGCGTAGCCCATCCACAATTTAGGGTAAAAATATACCTTCTGTATGGGGCGGTTTTTTCTTTCTCTCTCTAAGTTTAGTTTTCCGCCTCATACCCCTTTATTTTTCAACAATTTTGTATAGCACCGCTATAGCACCGCTATAGGTCTGCTAAAAAGTGCTATCGTTTTGCTAATGGCAAAAAATAGCCCTTCACCTTCACCTTCATCTTCATCTTCACCTCCAACTGCACACAAGATACCCCTATTGACACCTATTTCTTTTTGGTTTAAAACAAAATTAACTAAACTCAAGGACAAAATTAATATGAGAAAATCAATAACAGACGAACAAGCACCTGCGTTTCAATTTTATGCAAGTGATTGGATAAGTGACCCAAATAGATTAAAACTATCTTTAGAAGAACAAGGTGCATATATTTTACTATTTTGCCATGCATGGAGAGGTTTTCATATACCTTTTGATAATGAAACAATTGCCAAAATGTGTGGGTGTAGATTACAAAAAATTGAAAAAATTTTACCTAAAATTAAACATCTATTTGAAGAAGTAAAAGGCAAAGATAATAAAAAATATTTAATATGTATCCAAGCTGAAGCTGAACGTAAGGAACAAATTAAAAATAGAAAAAAAAAAGTAGTAGCAGGTAAGTTAGGTGCTAAAATTAGATGGGGGGAAGAAAGTTTGGAGGAGAGCAAATGACAAAAATAATATTTTTTATTTTAACTTGCGCTTCCTGTAATCTAACTCAAGTTTCTTTATACAAAAGTCCAATGGAAGATTGTTTTGATTATGGCAATCATATTTTAGATCAATTAGAATACAAAGAAGGAACTGATGACATAAGAGCAGGTCATTACACTATACAAGGTTATTTAGTAATAGGTTATCGCTGTGAATAGTTTTAACGAAAATTCTCATTACAGTATGTTTCTTGATTATTTTGGCAAACATCATTCATTCCAAACATTTGATGATAAGGGCCTAAACAAGAGATTAATAAAACAATTACACGGAAGTATAAAAGTACACTTTCACGAATTGGCTGAACTTAACAGTAAAGGTGCAGGTATATATTTTACAGTTAATGAAACCAATGGTCTTGGTCGTACAACTAAAAACATAGAAAAGATTAGGGCTGTGTTTATAGATTTAGATGGTACACCATTACCAGATAGTTTTAATATTCCACCTAATCTAATTGTAAATACTTCGCCAAAAAAATACCATTGTTATTGGTTAGTCAAAGATATGCCGTTAGAAAGTTTTACTTTGTATCAACAAGCATTGGCATCTAAATTTAATTCTGACCCTGTTGTAAAAGATTTACCTAGAATTATGAGAGTTGCAGGTTTTTATCATCATAAAAAAAATCCTTATCCTGTAAAAATAATTCAATGTACAACTGATATGCCTTACACCATGAAGGAAATTAAAGAAGGTTTGGAATTAAAAAGGCCAGAGCAAAAAACTATTAAGATGGATTATAAACCATCAACATACAAAGGCAAATACACAGGCACACTTCGTTACGGTATCAATGCAGGTGAACGTCATGCACAATTAGTTAAAATATTAATAGCTATAAAAAAACGTGGTGAGAGTTATGATTACGCAAAAGGTGAAGCTATTGAATTTGCAAAATCATGTGTACCACCAGAAAATCTAAACGAAGTTATGTTTCAATTAAACGATATATGGAGAAGATACTAATGAACCTATTGAGAGATTATCAAAAAAAAGCAATTGAAGATATTAGACAACATTTTAGAGAAGGTAAAAAAAGAATATTATTAGTTGCCCCTACAGGTAGCGGTAAAACAGTTATTGCTTGTTCAATGATGGAAGGCTTAGTTAAAAATAATAGATTTGGAATGTTTGTAGCGCACAGACGTGAACTTGTTATGCAATGTAGTAGAAAACTTGCTGACTTTGATATTAAACATGGAGTTATAATGGCAGGTAAGTCTGGTAGTATTTATTCTGATGTTCAAGTTGCAAGTGTTCAAACATTTTCAGCAAGAAAAGACAATGATGATTTTGTTAAACCACAAGCTGATGTAATTATATTGGATGAGGCCCACAGAAGTACATCTAAATCATTCCAAGATTTAATAAACACTTACCCAGACGCATGGGTAATTGGTTTAACTGCAACACCATGTAGAAATGATGGGCGTGGTCTTGGTAATATTTATCAGGAATTAGTCAATTGCGGTACAATTAAAGAACTAACTGCAAAAGGTTATTTAGTACCTAACAGAATAGTTGCCCCATCAATACCAGATTTACAAAACATTCGTATTATGGCAGGTGACTATGAAAAAAAAGCATTAGACACTAGAATGAATACACCTAAATTAGTTGGTGATATTGTAAGTCATTGGATAAAGTATGGTGAGAACAGACCTACTGTTGTGTTTGGTACATCTATTAAACATTCTAAATACATTGCAAATATATTTAAACAAAATGGAATTTCTGCGGGTCACATAGATGGTGAGATGCCAGAAATAGAACGTGAAAAAGTATTACAAGATTTACAAGATGATAAAATAAAAGTTTTATCTAATTGTATGGTACTGACAGAGGGTTGGGATCAACCTAAAATCTCATGTGTAATTATAGCAAGGCCCACTAAATCTTATTCTATGTATTTACAGATGGTTGGTAGAGCATTACGACCTGCTGAAAATAAAAAAGATACATTGATCATAGATCATTCTGGATGTGTATATGAGCATGGGTTTCCAGAAGATGTACCTAATTGGGAATTGACCGTATCTAAAATAAAACAAAAAGAAAAAAAAGTTGTAGAACCAATTGAGAAACAACCATTTACGTGTGTCCAATGTGATACAGTTTATAAACCTTCTAAAGAACAACCAGAATGTCCTAATTGTTCATTTGTACCTACCAAAAAAGAACAAGCTATACTTATACAACAAGGTAGATTAGTAGAACTTCCTAAAATGAAAGTTAAGACAGGTGACAAACAAAAGTTTTATGCTGAATTATTGTACTATGCTAAACAAAAAGGTTTTAAAGAAGGTTGGGCTAGTCATACTTTTAAAAGAAAGTTTGGTCATTTTCCACATAGTAAAAAAGTATTTCCAATTGCTACATCAAAAGAAACAATGGGTTTTATTATTCATTGTAATATAGCAAGAGCAAAATCATACAACATGAAGGAGTTATCAATATGAGTGAAGAAATAACAGAACAGCATATGCATAAATTACGAGAAATCGGTACGAACCATGCAAAAGCTAAGAAAAACCTAGAAAGATTACAACATGGCCGTAAAATATTATTGGCTGTGATTATGAAAGAAAAAATGATAAATTCCAATACAGGTAAATTGGATAGCGTCAATGCACAAGAACGTGAAGCACGATCTGATGATAGATATAAACAACACATTGATGAATTAGCTGATGCTGTTGGTGAAGAAGCTAAATGGAATTGGGAAAAGAAAATGATTGAAATTAATTTTGAAACATGGAAAACCAAAATGATTAATCAAATGAAAGAAGCAAAACATTATGGCCTCAAAAAAGATTAAACGAAAAGACCCATATTACTACAAACTAGATAAGTATGAATGTTGGTGGGAGGATCATGCGTCTTCATGTGAATGGAAAGACATCAAAGAGGCTAGTAAAGATACTTGTGAAGTATGTTTTACTGAAGGATATTTAATTAAAAAAACAAAATACAATCATATTTTTACTATGTCATTCTCACACAATGAAGTTGGTGATGAAATGATTATTGCCAATAAAAATATACTTAAAATCAAAAAGATAGGTAGTAGAACTTTTTACAAAAAAGATTTTGATTACAATGAGTACAAAAACTAAACAAGAAAAAGACCACATGAATAAAGTTGCTGGTCTAGGTTGTTTGATCTGCAATAAAATGGGTTTTCCAGACAGCCCTGCTGAACTACATCACATAAAAAACCTTACAGGTATCGGGCGCAAAGCTAGTAATTTTGAAGTTATACCATTATGTCCAAGACATCACAGACAAGGTAAAGACGCTTATCATTATAGTCCTAAATCTTTTACAAAAAAATGGGGAACTCAAAAAGAATTGTTGCAACAAACATTAACAATGGTAAAGTCTGTATATGAGTAAAATTAAAAAAGGAGAGGAAATGATTAATAAACTATATGAAGTTTTAAATGAATATGATGCATCTAAAATTGATACCATGATGAATATTAATGGTATTGATTGGATAAGTAAATTTGATAATGAAATGCAAAGACATGGTTTTAGTGTTGTAAAAGATGGTAAAATGTCTGTACGTATGACAGCTAAAGAAACTAAACTATTTATGGCTGTTAAATTTATGGGTATGCAACAAATCAAATTTCTACTTGATGCGTTGCAAAATGTTTTAAAATCTTATACTAATGAAGTTATCGTTAAAGACAAAGAAATTGAAACTTTAAAAAACATAATTGATGCTAAAGATAAAATAAATGGCGAAACAAAACTTCAAGGAATTTCATCCAAGACCTAAACCTAAAAAAAGAATACGTGTACATAAAAAATCGAAGTCCAAGTCTGAAAAGCGATCTTATAAAAAATACAACAGACAAGGCCGTAGGCCGTAATTTGTTATTAGGTTATATGGTTAAACTTGATAGAGCAAAAAAAGAAAAAGCAAAATCAATCAAGATTAAGCATCA